GGTCAAGTACCTGGTACTTACAGCCCATACGGCAAAGAGTGCCGCAGCTTGTTTACAGTGCCTAAAGATTGGTACCTGGTCGGATCTGATTTGTCGGGACTGGAATTGAGGTGCCTGGCTAACAACCTCAACGACAACGGTGAGTACGCCAAGCAGATCTTGGAAGGCGACATCCACAGCTACAACGCAAAAGCATTTGGTGTTGATCGACCAACAGCCAAGACCGCCATTTATAGTTTAATTTTTGGAGCCGGTAATCCAAGGTTAGGAGCTGTTGTTGGCGGCGGTGCAAAGGAAGGTGCCAAGCTGAAAGATGCATACGATAAAGCTGTGCCAGCGTTTGCTGAACTCAAGCGTAACTTAGCTAGAGCTGCAAAGCGTGGGTACCTCAAAGGTATCGATGGCAGACACTTATATTTGCGCAGCGAAAGGAATGCATTGTCACAATTGCTCCAAGGAAGTGGGGCAATCATTTGTAAAAAATGGGTGCAGCTTGTCCACAAAGAACTGAAACAGAAGTACGGCCGTGACGCACAGATAATAGCGTGGGTTCACGACGAAGTACAAATAGCATGTAAAACATTGGAGATATCACATGGCGTCCAAACTATCACTAAACGACTGGCAACAGAGTCAGGAGTTGCTTTCAAAACAAAAATCCCCATCGACAGCGAGTATTCAGCGCCTAGCAGAACTTGGGCTGATACCCACTAATCTTGATTCATCAATCATCCTTGCCCTTGGCATGTACATCGTAATCGATCGTGCCTGGAGAGATCCATTCAAAGTTGGCTCTCGCTTCTCAAGGGAAGGTGCAATGGTCATTGCTATAGCAGCATCTGAAGGGTTCATCACGACAAACGTTGGCGATGACAACTGGGATGACAAATGGCGAATAACAGAAATCGGTATGGAATTTAAGGAAGAGCTAAATGAAATTCTACGGAACGTCTTTGAAGACAGCGGAAACCACACTACTCATTGATGCTGACCTGTACTTATACAGGGCATGTGCAGCAGCAGAACAAGAACAAGATTGGGGCGATGACGTCTGGAGCCTATGGGCAGATCTAAAGATTGCAAAGGATATCTTTCACAACAACATCTTAGACTTCTGCGCTAAGTTTGAGACTGACCAGGTACTACTAACGATCTCTGACAGAGAGAACTTTAGAAAAGACATCTACCCAGCGTACAAATCAAACAGGAAGAAAACACGTAAACCTGTTGGTTACAAAGCCCTGGTACAGTGGGCTAGAGATACTTACGACAACATTACTGTTCCTAAGATGGAAGCAGATGATGTCCTGGGTATCCTTGGCAGCACACCAGGCAGTAACACCATCATTATCAGCGACGACAAAGATATGATGTCTATACCGTGTCGTCTCTACAGGCCTCAGTCTGAAGAACGCATGACAATTGACCAGGACGAAGCTGACAAGAATTGGTTGATGCAAGCACTAACAGGTGACCCTACTGATGGGTACGCCGGACTAAAAGGTGTTGGCAAAGTCACAGCAGCAAAGATCCTGGGCAACCGTCCATCATGGGATCTAGTAGCACAAGCATATGCTAAGAAGGACATCCCACAAGCGGATGCCGTCGTACAAGCACAGCTTGCAAGGATCTTACGTCACACTGATTGGGACACAAAGACCGAAAGCATCAAACTATGGGAGCCAAGCAATGCACCAAGATCAGCAGCATGACCCAGTAGAACGTCCACGACATTACAATAACGGGAGCGTGGAATGCATCGATGCCATTCGAGCCGCTTTAGGCGACGAAGGCTTTCAAGCCTACTGTCAAGGCAATGTGCTCAAGTATCTGTGGCGTCACAAGTACAAAGGAAAGCCTGTTGAGGATCTCCGCAAGTGTACCTGGTACCTACAACGATTAATCGAAACAATTGAAAAAGAAGAAGACATATAACATGCTAAAGAACATAACTAACAATGCACCATACGGCCCGACCATTGCTATATCTGAGGAGATCCACGCAATGAAATACCGGTCAGTAGGTGAGTCATTCAAAGAGGCAATGACAAGGGTAGCAGAAGCCCTCAAAGACGACGAAAGGCACTTCGATAAGTTTCGTGACATACTGTACAACCAGAGGTTTCTACCGGCTGGTCGTGTTCAGTCTGCAATGGGAGCACCACGCAAGGTAACACCGTACAACTGCTTTGTGTCTGCAACGATAGACGACAGCATGAACGGCATCATGGATGCTGCAAAGAACGCTGCAAAGACGATGCAGATGGGTGGTGGTATTGGTTACGACTTTAGCACCCTTAGACCACACGGTGCGTTGATCAAGAGCCTAGACAGTAGATCTAGTGGCCCAATGTCATTCATGGGTATCTTTGACTCTATATGTAAGACGATAGCATCTGCCGGTCATAGACGTGGAGCACAAATGGGTGTGCTGCGAGTTGACCACCCTGACATCCAAGAGTTTGTACACGCAAAGAACAACAGCACTGACCTAACACAGTTCAATATGTCAGTTGGTGTGACTGATAAGTTTATGCAAGCAGTGAAAGACGGCACGGACTTTGACCTGGTGTTCGAAGGCCAGGTACATAAGACAATTGACGCTAGAGCACTGTGGGATGATATCTTACGCAGCACCTGGGATTGGGCAGAACCTGGCATACTGTTCATGGATCGCATCAACGCAAAGAACAACCTTTGGTACTGTGAGACCATAGCCAGCTCGAATCCATGTGCCGAGCAGCCTTTGCCACCAAATGGCGCTTGTTTACTTGGGTCGTTTAACCTGGTGAAGTACGTGCACACAGATGCCCAGGGCGCCAGAGCGTTTCTCTACAGTAATCTAATCAAAGACATACCAGCGGTCGTAAGAGCCATGGATAATGTAGTCGATCGTGCCATCTTCCCACTACCACAACAAGAACAGGAAGCTAAATCAAAGCGTCGTATGGGCTTGGGTGTTACAGGTGTTGCAAACGCTATCGAGGCGCTGGGCTACACGTTTGGATCCAATGGCTTCATGATGGAGCTAGAGCGTATCATGCGAACTATACGTGACGAGGTCTATCGTACATCAATAGAGCTGGCCAAAGAGAAAGGCCCGTTCCCATTGTACGAGGAACTGATGTTAGCCAGTGAGTTCTGCATGACGCTGCCAGATGATATCCGAGCAGACATTCGTGAGCACGGTATACGCAACAGTCACTTGTTGTCAGTCGCGCCTACAGGGACAATCAGTCTATCGGCAGACAATGTATCAAGTGGCATAGAGCCAGTGTTCAGCCACTACTACGACAGGACTATCCAGACCTTTGATGGCCCAAGAGTAGAGCGCATCGAGGACTACGGCTATCGTGACTTTGGTGTCAAAGGTAAGACCGCAGACGAGCTGTCAGTGTTTGACCACGTCAAAGTTCTTAACCTGGCATCTAAGTACGTGGACAGCGCCTGTTCAAAGACTTGTAACGTGGGTGATGAAGTTACCTGGGAACAGTTCAAAGACGTCTACATGCAAGCATATGACGGTGGTGCCAGTGGTTGCACTACCTTTAGGGCATCCGGAAAGCGTTTTGGCATATTGAACGCTGCATCATCTGAAGAGGTAGCAACAGCATCACCAGTTGTTGAAGTGGTCGATGACAATACGTTTGTCGATGAGCACGAAGGTGGCGCTTGTTACCACGACCCATACACGGGTCTGAGAACTTGTGAGTAGATAACCATAACCTAGGAAATCCCAACCAAGATAAAACAAAGTCCTGGTTGGGATTGTTACCTAGAAGCAACAGAAAGAGAGCACCATGTTGATAAAAAGCAAGAAGCAAAGCCTTAATATTTGTTGGTACAATAGGAGAGGTAAGAAGTGGATTTTCTTCATGACGGACATAACGCCCATAGGAACTACGCGACTAACAGTTTTGTGTCTTTGGAACATCACTGTCCATCACCTCATCAAACATGAAAAGAAAGCATAACAAATGAAGAAGTATGATAAAGAAGAGTTCTTGTTAGCAGTCCACGAATACTATGCACCAATAGAGAACAAACGGATGCGCAAAGTCCACGCAATACGAGGCAACATGTCAGGATGGCAGCAGTTTGAAGATGCTAAGATTGGCGGCCGTAGAGGTGCAGAAGTACGCATCAAGAGATACGGGGAGACACGCAAGAATGACGTTCACAGTAGAGATTGAGAAAGACTACATGAAGGTCGTTACCCTCGACGACAAATCACAACATGAGGATCTTGAGATCTACCTGGAAGACAACGGCACAGTGTTTATACGCCAGTTTGCAGAGACGCTGAACGAGTACCAGGTGATACACATCAGCTACAAGCAGTTCATTGATATGGTGAAGTCACTAGAGGCTGATGCAGTCAACGGTATGTACCGTATGGAGACTGTCAGCGGTAGTAGTGGTGGTAGTTAATAAAGACGAGGCCTGGGAAACCACATGGTTGCGGTACTCTCCAGGCCTCTGGCACCGATTAAAGTGCGTCATGTTCCTACACTTTTAGAGGCTAAAATGTCCTAAATGGTAGGTTCAGGTAATACATTATAGTACATCTGACCTTGTGTCCACCCTAATAGAGAAACGTTGGTGTCATAGCACACAGGTAACTACAGCTGTTAGTTCTTCTGTAAACTCATATGTCGTTCTCTCCCGAAGATACAGACGTTGAACTCCCACGAGTTGAGATCCGTTTGTTGAGACACATGAGTTTACTGAAGAGTTAACAGTTACACAACTACCACTACCACCACTATGATCAATACACAGCTATACAGAAAGACATATGACCAATGCTAGTACTTAGAGTAACAGTGAGAACACTGAAGACTATCGTCCTATGGCTTGGAGCATATGAGTACCATGTGATGGCTAACAGGTCTGCTGATCGTCTTAGAATGGCGTCTGATCCAGAGCTGAAAGACTTTGGTATTAACAGGAGCAGCATTGCTGTCGAAGCACATAGTGATTGCCCTTGGTGTCATAAGGATAAACGTTGGGAGACTTGAGTGATGACATAGGTGTGACATAGGTAGATACATAGGTGTAACTAAGGTCTGTGTGTCTGTATTCTGTGTTCAAAGAAATGAGCATGTATCCAGATAAATTTCTCTAATGTCTAATAAGCTATCCTTGTCGTCAACGGATTACTAATCTGTTTACATAGGAATACAATGATATCAAGGGGTTACAGATGCCCA